AGCTATTGGTATGAGTTATCAACCTCAACAAGCTTTGAATGATATCTCTGATTATAATTATCACCCTACGTGTTTGTCGCAACGACAGACAATATATATTACTCCTCAGGATAGTTCTGGTGGTACTATGGAATTACCTTTCTTCCATTATAAAAATTGGTTGGAGATTCATGATTCTTCGCAAGTTACAGGTCTTGGTCAAATTAAAATTTGGAATGTTGTTACTTCTCAAGTAGCTAACGCAGGCATTACTGTAACACCAACTATAACAATATATGCTTGGGCTGAAAATGTACGTCTAGCTGCCAATACTGTAAAATTGGCTTTACAGAGTGGTCAATGGGAACTTCAATCTAAAGATGATGAAGTGCGTCCTGCTGAAAATACAAATGATGAATATGGTCAAACTCCAGTGGCGAAGACTGCTTCTGCCGTAGCTGGAGTTGCGGGAACTATAGCTAAATATACATCTGGTATACCTATCCTTGGCACTTTTGCTAAAGCTACAAGTCTGGGAGCAGGTGTATTGAGTACAGTAGCATCCATTTTTGGTTTCACGAATGTTCCAGTGATAGATAACACTAGTCCTTACAAAAGTATGCCTTTTCATGGTTTAGCATCTAGTGAAATAGGTAATGTAGTTGATAAATTAACACTTGATCCAAAAAATGAGTTAGCTATATCACCTTCCACAGTTGGTTTACCGTCTATTGATGAATTGGCTATAAATCATATTACATCTAAGAATGCTATTTTGGATAATATGGTTTGGGAAATGGGACAGGCAACTGACACCATTTTATTTGGAGCAAATATCACACCTACGATATGCAATGTTGTGAATGAAATAGATCAAGGTATATTATTAGATACCCCAATGGGTATGGCATCACGTCTTTTTTCCAATTGGCGTGGTGATCTTATATTCAAATTTAAAATTGTAGCTTCACCATACCATCAAGGTCGTCTTAGAGTATCTTTTGATCCTTTAGGTGATATCTATGCAGATGCTGATTCCACGACTGTAGTTCAAACCAGAATTATAGATGTTGCGGAAACACATGAATTTGAGGTTAGGATTCCTTTCATGGCACCGACATCGTGGTTGAGAGTACGAGAAAGTCCGGTTGAAGATTACTCGATCAGTGATATAGCAGCACCATTCAGTGCTCCAACTTATGATAATGATTTTCATAATGGAAGATTAACCATTCGTGTATTGAATGAATTGACTGCTCCTGATAATTCAGCAAATGTGGAAATAATAGCATTTGTACGGGCTGCTGATAATTTTGAGTTGTCTAATCCTAGTGACATACATTTTACTGATGGAAATCCCCACCACTTCACAGTTCAATCTCATGATCAAATTTGGAATGCTGATAAAACAGAACATATTATGGGAAAATCAACACCTCCGCCACCAAATAGATATTTGGTTAATATGGGAGAATCTGTACAGTCGTTGCGCGTTTTATTACGTAGATCACACTACGTAAACACAGAACGGGCTGCTGATACGAATGCTGCTGATGATTCATCAACCTTTTACAAATTTACAATGACAAAGTATCCCCCATCATCTGGTTATGATCCTAATGGTATGCATCAAGCTATAGGTTTAGTTTCCGGTCTCACTACAGATTATAATTTCACAACTATCAATCCATACACATGGTTATCTGCATGCTTTGTTGGTCAACGTGGTTCAATGATTTGGCATTTTAATGTTAGTCATCCTATTCATGTTGATGTGATAAGAGCACGGCGTGTAACTGAAACTACAGTAACCACACGTACTGCACTACGTAATATCACTACTAATATTTGCTCATCATCTTTTAGTGCTACAGCAAGGGGTATGTTAACCCGTGGTGGTGTAGGTGCTTCTGGACTTTCATTGATTAATCAAAAGACTCAAACTGGTTTGTCTGTATTGTTTCCTCAATATAACAAATACAGGTTTGTTTCAGCTTCACCTAGTAATGCTGTTTTTGGTATTGATGAAGATGATACGGAGAATGAAAAAATTGAATTAGATATTATCACCAGTAATAAGACAGACAATACCATTACATGGTATGAACGTTATTGTTCAATAGGGACAGATTTCAACTTCTTTTATTTTCTTAATGTCCCACCGCGTTACCTTTACTTAAACCCTACTGCTGGGGGTTATTAAATAAACCAGTAGAATAAACAAATCTGCGACG